CGCTCCTCGCGCTGCAGCAGCGTGAGCGTGTAGCCGGTAATCGTCAGACTGCCGTTCTGCAGCAGCGTGTGAATCCGATCGGCGGCTGCCTGCACGCCCGATGCGCTCATGCTCTGCTGCACGGCCTTCACCAGATACAGCACCGACTCGAACGCCGCCTGTCGCCGCAACAGGTACTGATCTTCGTGCGTCATCTGCTGCACAATGATAAACGGTTCTTCGACCCCCTGCGGGGCCACTTCGCGGAACACGCCCCCTGGGGCCAGCCCAGTCAGTGTGGCATCGCCTGCGAGCTTGGCAATGAGGGCCGTGTCGATGGCTTGGCTACTCACCGATCAGCCCTCCGCGCACGTCGGCCCCGGTGACGTCGCCCACCATCTGCACGAGGTCGCCGTAAAACTCGCGCCGCACGCGCGCCGCCACTTCGCCGACCACCGGTCTCGCCGGCTGTCGCCGCGTGCCGTATTCGTAGAGGTGCGCGTGTGGGGCCATGCTCTTCACGAGCGACAGCACGCGGTGCCCCTGCGCGCCGCCGCGGACCTGCCGCACGCCCTTCCGCAGATTGCCCGTCGGGCCTTCGGGATAGGCGGCGCGGATTTCCTCAGCGGCCTGCTGCGCGGCTTTCTCGGCGAGGGCCTGCCCGCGATCGGTGCAGACATCGCCGAAGTCGCCGATCAGCGTCCGCAGCTGGTCGAGCCCGTCCAGCTTCATGGTGGCCTGACTCATGCCGTCTGCTCCTCGCAAGCCAGCACCAGCCAGCGGTCGCGCTCTTGGATATTCTGCAGGCCGCGCACGTTGAAGTATCGGCCGTCGTAAGTCAGGCGGCTGCGCGTCGTCACGCCGTCATGCCAGCGCATGGTCACAATGTGTGAAATCGGCGCCGTGACGGTGTTGCCAACCAGCCGCTCGATGTTGCTCGCCGTGGCTGTATCAATGCGCGCCCACACCGGCGATGGCTCGGCCGCGACCCAGGCGTCGGTATAGCCGCCGTCACCGTCCGCCGTGCGCGTGGGGTTCGCAATCGCGACCCGATGCCGCAGGTGCCCGATCTGGCTCACGCGGCCTCCACGAGCCGATAGGGCCCGAGCAGCCGATCAATCGTCGTGTGCGTTTTGCCGACCGACGTGCCGGTGATGGTTTCCTGTCGCTGCTCATACAGATCGCCGAGCAGCAGATAGATCGCACTCTTGATGCCGTCCGGCACCTGCGCCGCCACGCCGTAGCCGCACACCGCGCGCACCGTGACCGGCCGGTCGGGCTGTGTCGACAGTGTCGGCAATGTCACCCCGTCGGCAATTTCGATGGTGCCCCGCCCCGCACGCGGGCCGCTTTGCGTCCGCACGACATACTCGCTGGCCGCCAGCGTCTGCGTCGCTTCGTCCTGGTCGACGTAGGTAATCGACGTGACCGACTGCAGCGGGGCATACGGCACGACCAGCGGCACGTATTGCACCGGCCAGCCCGCATACTTGAGGTCGACCGTCTGCGTGCACAGCGCCCGCCGCGTGTAGGTTTCGACCCACAGCCGCGCCGACGCCAGCATCGAGGCAATCAGCGTGTCGTCGCTCGTGTGATCCACGCGCAGGAACAGCTTCGCCTCGCTCAGGGACAGCGGCTCGACCGTCGGGCCGGTCACCTGCGAGACCAGCGGCTGCCGTTGCCAGCTCATGCGACCACCTGTAGCGCGCGCCGCTTGCGCTGCGGGGCTGCGAGGACGGCCTGCTGATACGGCGCCTCACGTGCCTCCGCGACGCGCTCCGCGACGCCCTGCGCGATGAGTGCGGCCTCGAGGCCTGACGGCAGCGTGCAGACTTCGCCCGCCACGAGTCGCCCCGTGTCGCTCAGCCGGATTTCCTGCAGCAATCGGATCATGGTCGCCCCGTGGAGTCAGGCCGGGCCGCCCCCATCGGAGCAGCCCGGCCCTGAGTGTTAGGCCAGCGTGCTATCGCCGGTCGGTGCCACGTGCGGCAGCTGCTGCACCGCGACCGCCGAGAACGCCGCAACCGCCGTGCCGGTTTCGGTCGCCACCATGCGGACGTAGCGCTTGCCGCCCGAGTAGCCGAGCATGCCGACCTTGTTGCTGTCGCCCGTCGCATCGATGACGATATTCGAGCCGAGCAGGCCCGTTGCCGCCGTGACCGTGGCCCCATCGCTCAGCCCGGAATCATCGCCGTGCTGCAGCGTGAGCGTGAAGTAGTTGCTGGCATCGGCCGTCGTGACCGTAGCGACCTGCACCACAAACGTGCAGGCATCGAAGCCCTGCATGTCGATGATGTTCGTGCCGTTGGCCGTGGCCGACCGATCGGCGTAGTTAAACGCCGAGGTGACCTTCGTCTGGTTCAGTGAATCGCGCATGATCTCATTCCTCCTAGGCCGAGAAAATCAGGAACTTGATGGCGTCGAAGTCGACCACGCCGCCACCGACACGCCGGGTCGTGTGGAACGTGATGTAGGGGTTGTTGCTGAACGGATCGCGCAGCACCGACAGCCCGAGACGGTCGACCACCATGTAGCCGTTGCCGAAGTTGCCGAAGGCAATCGACAGCGAGTCGGCGCCGATGGTGGGCATGTCTTCGGCTTCCACGACGGGATAGCCGAGGAGCACCGACGGATTGCCGGCCTGCGTCGACGGCTGCCAGATATAGTCGCCGCCGCTGGTCTTCAGCACGCGGGTCGACGCCAGCGTGGCCTTGGACATCATCCACACCGCGCCCGCGCGGTAGCCGCTCTTCAGCTTGCCGGTGAGCTCGATGAGCTTGTCGGTCCCGTTGGCGTTGCTGCCAAAGCCGCCCGACGTGCCCGTGGCGACGTGCTCCAGCTGGCCCCAGGCGCGCGAACTGTCAGCAGTCGCGGCCGTGGTGTAGGTCGTGATGCCACGCGGACGGCCGACGCCAGACCCGATGATGAATGCGGTCTGCTCCGACAGCGCGAAGTCGCGCGCGGCCGCATTCTGCAGCCACTGTTCGACATTGACCGCGCCGTCTTCCAGCATATTCGGCCCGATGCGCGGGCTCGACCGCTGGTTGTTGACCTCGATACGATACTTCTTCAGAGTCGGCGTGGTCGGGTCGCTGCTGGCCGAGACTTCGTCCAGCCACTCGACTTCCAGCTGACCGTAGCTGACCACGCCCTCGAAGGCATTGCCAGTAATCGTCTCAATGCGCGCCACCTGGCGCATCGGCGAACCGTCGAACAGGCGCTGAATCAGCGGCCCAGCGACCGACTCCGGCACCAGATAGCCGCCGTTCTCGTTGTCGCTGACGCGCATGCCCTTGACGGCGTCGATCGCCCGATCGCCGCGACGCAGCCACTGACCGAACGCCGCCTTCTGCTCGTCGGCACCCGCCGCAACCGGGGCCACGGCCGACCGGCTCAGGGCCGCTTCGGTCGACTTCAGCCGGTCGGCCAGCTGGTCGAGGTCGGCGTTGATCTTCTCAATCTTGGCGAGGTGGTCACCCTGACCAGCCTTTTCCTCGATCGCCTTCAGGCGGGCTTCGTTCGCGGTCTTGAGGGCCTCGAACGCGGCCGCCTGAGCGTCGAGCACTGACTTGATGTTCTCCATGCTCGTCTCTCCTACGGAATGAACCGTCGGCACAATGCCGCGGCCTCGTCTGCTGTCAGATCGCGATCGTCTGCCTCGCGCAGCTCGCGCATACCCGCCGTCGCGATGGCCTTGGCCTCGGACCGCGAGAAGCCTGCCTCACGCAGGATCCGCTCGAGGCCGCGATACCCACCGCGCCGGGCGTCTTTCACGGCCGCGACTCGCGCGTCCGTATTCGCGGGGAACGTCACGAGCGACGTCTCCCACAGATCAATACCGGTCAGCTCCCGCACGTCACGCTCGCGGTCGTAGCGGTCGCCGGTGACGCTGTAGCCGATCGACAGGCCCGACAGCGCGCCGAGCTTCAGCAGCGCGTAAGCCTCGCGGCCCAGCTGCGTGTCGGCCAGCTCGCCGACCACGTGCAGCCCGCGCGCATCCTCGCGCATCGTGCGCCACACGCCGACGACCTGCGACGGGTCGTGCTGCCAGAGCATCGCGGGCATGCGGCCGGTCGTTTCGGCCTTCTGCAGCGTGTCGACGAACGCCCCCGGCATCACGACATCGCCGTAGCTGTCGACCACGCCGAACACCGAGCCGTAGCCCTCAAACGTGCGCTCGGCCTCAAGGGCCTTGTAGCTGCAGGCGACCGCTTTAATTTCGCGGCCGACTGATGGCGCGCTGCGCGCCTCGTCGAGTGCTTCGTCGATTCGCATCATCTCCTCGCGTTTCCTCGTCGACCAGCTCTGCCCCGGATCGCCGCCCCACAGCGCCCACGCGATACGCCCCGCGGAGGGATAGCCCTCTTCGTCAGGGCTGAAGCCTTCGCCCAGATTGTCGACCTCATGCCGCGCGAAGTAGGCATACATGTCGATGACCTTGTCCGGCGAGAGCTCGTCCTCGGTCAGAATCGCCCGCGCCTTTGCCACGCCGACCGCCGTGCCGCCTCGGCCGTATTCTTCGCGCCACTCCAGCCCGCGCTGCGCCTCTTCGCGCATGCCCTCGGTCGGGGCCAGATCGATCGGCTCGCCGCGATAGGTCGCCATTACCGAGACGCTCCGACCGGCTGCATGTTCAGCGGCTCGAGGTAGTCGTCCCCGCCTGCGACTGGGTCGAGGTTCTCCAGACGCCGGATGTCGTTAATGCTCAGGAAGCCGGCCTGCCGGCCGACCTGGTAGGCCTGATAGCGGCTGTGAATGTCACCGCGCAGCAGGCCGTCGAGTTGAAACTCGAAAAAGTAGGAGCGCTTCTGCTGCGGGGTATCCGACAGCAGTGCGGCGTGCAAAACCTGCTCGAACCGCACCGCCCAGGGCCGGATGCAATGCTGCACAAACTCGATCGCCTGATGTTCGATGTTGCTGAACGTGGACCGCTCCATGTCGCCGATCATGTGCGCGGGCACACGGAAGAGCGCCGCAATCTCCGACCGCGTAAACTTCCGCGTCTCGAGCAGCTGCAGGTCTTCGTTGGACATCGACAGCGTGTCGAGGCTCATGCCTTCCTCAAGCACCGCGATGCCGCCCGCCTTGCGCGCGCCGCCGTAGGCCGCTCGCCATGATTCTTTGAGGCGGGCTGCCGCTTCCTCGTCCAGCACCTGCGGATGCCTCAGGACCAGCGCCGGGGTCGCGCCGTTGTCGAGCAGCGTCCGGCCGTAGACCTGCGCGCTGTGCGCCGTGTCGATGATGTCTGACGCATCCGTGACCAGCGACCGGCCCACGAGTCCCGACGTGCTCAGGCCGCGCAGGTGCAGGATCTTCGGCGGCTCGGTCGGCGACGCGACGGTGAACGTCCGGCTTGCGCCTTCGGCGGGCTGATACCGATACGTCGGCCCATACGCGCCGCGCTCTACCTGCATCGCGCGCGGGTCGAGCACCAGCAGCTCACGCACCGTGCCATCAGCCGCGCGGATCACCTCGCTGTAGGCATTGCCGTGCAGCAGTGCGTGCGCGATCATCTGCTCGCGCCACTCGGTCGAGGTTTGGTAGGGGTTCGGTTTCCAGCGCAGCAGCTCGGCCAGCGGGTCACTGTCGACGCGCGTCTTACTGGTGCCGGTGCGCCGATACAGCAGCAGCGGCAGCGTGCCGATGGTCTGCGCGATCACGTTGACGCAGGCCAGCACGGTCGCCACGCGCAGCGCGTAGTCCTCGCCGGTCGTGCCTGACCGCAGAAACTCCGACACGACCTGCTGAATGGTCGTCGACTTTGCCCGCTGCGGGGCCGACGATGCGCCGGTGAGGCGCTCGAGGATAGTGGGCACGCGCGTCGTCAGTCTGACGAATGCGCGCGCCGTCCGCTATCAGATGGTGCCGCTGTTGCGGCTCGTTTCCGCGCGTTGCTGCGGGTCGACATCGCTGCGACGCACCAGCACACGCCTCGCCGCCGGGCTCGCCTTCACCGCCTGCACCGCGCCCTTGTCAATCCAATTGCGAATGGTGCGTGTCGTGACGCGCGCCAGCTCAGCCGCCTCGTGCATCGTGATCCACTGCATACGTCCTCCTCAGAGAATAATCAGCCCACGCTCGCGCGGGCCTTTCGGTTTCACCGCCAGCGCGGGCAGACGGCTCAGGGCCATAATCAGCGCCACGATGCCGTCGATCTTTTCCGCCGCGCGCGCCTTGTCCGGGGCGACGTTGCCGTTCGGGTCCGACCGCACAATCAGGTTGTCCGCCATCCACCGCAGCACCGGATGCCCGCCGTGCTGCAGACGGCCGGTCGCCACGAGCGCGGCCAGCGTCTTCGTCGGCTCGCTCAATGTGCGGTAGCCCTGCCGCACTTCGACCGGCTGCAGCCCGTCGGCCTGTAGCTCGGTCGCCAGCGAGGTCGCATTCCACGAGTCATAGGCCACTTCGCGCACGTCAAACTCACGGGCCAGCTCGAGCAGCGAGGCCCGGATAAAGGCCTGGTCGATGACGTCGCCCGGCGTGACGTGCAGGTGACCGGCTCTCACCCACGCCTCGAGGGGCACCAGCGCGCGACGCGACTGCTGCACCGCCGCCTCGGGGGCCCAGATGGTCGGCAGTACCGTCACGCCGCCATCGGGTCGGCGAAACACGGCCACGGCTGCGGTGAAGTCAAACTTCGCGGAGACGTCCATGCCGATGACGCACGGCTGTCCGCGCAGACTTGCCCGGTCGATCGCGGCCGCATTCTCGGCCGTGTCCCATTGATGCATCGGCAGATAGCGCTCGGCCGCCTGCACCCACTGGCCGAGGTGCAACCGCCGAAACTCTGACTCGAACGCGGGGATGTGCTGCGCCTGCAGGGCCTTCCGCGCGAGGTCGTCGGCCTTCACGCTCACACCGAGGTTCGGGTTCGCCTTGCGCCACGTCGACGGCTCGCGCCAGTCGTCGGCCGGGTCGGCCCCGATGATGCAGCCGAACCACGACGGGTCGTCCACGATGCCGCGCGCGACCTGGCTGCTGTATTGGTGATGGTCGTGGCACACGCCCGTCGTGCCGACGCCTGCCGTCGTGATCTCGAACAGCAGCGGCTGACGCCGTGTGCCCGTGCCAGTCGCCAGCACGTCGATAATGCCGCTCGACTTCATGGCGTGAATCTCATCGAGGATGACCCCGTTGGGGCGCAGCCCGTCGAGCGTATCCTCGTCGCCGCCCAGGGGGACCAGCTTCGAGGCTGACGCGCCGTGCCACAGATGCGTCTTCAAGGGTTCAATGCGCTGCGCCAGCGCGGGCACCCGCAGCACAATCTGCCGCGCCGTCTCCCAGGTAATCTTCGCTTGGTCCTTTTTCGTGGCCGCGCAGTAGACCTCGGCCCCCGGCTCGCCGTCGAAGGCCAGCAGCCGCAGCGCGATCCCGGCCGCGGTCGTGCTCTTCCCCTGCCCGCGCGGCTGCTCACAGTAGGCCTGCCGGTAGCGTCGACGGCCGTCGTCGAGCAGCCAGCCGAACAGACTGCCCACGATGAACCGCTGAAACGGCTCCAGCAGGATCGGCTGTCCGGCCCATTCGCCTTTGTAGTGTTTCAGCTTGGCAAAGAAGCCGATCGCCTGCGCGGCCTTCTCGCGGTCGAACCGCCATCCGCGGCTGGTCGCGGCCTCGAGGTCGGCCAGATGGCGCGCACACGCCGCACGCAGCAGCTCGCCCGCTGGTTCGTGCCCGTCGACGACCGCCGCCGCGTAGGCCTTGACCGGATCGGCCGCGATCGCCTTCGCCGATGGCTTACGCGCTCGGCTCGTCGGCAAACGGATCGTCCTCGGTCGGTTGTTCGGCCGGCACACGCAGCAGCGCGGCCGGGTTCAGGAGCAGATCGTTCTCCAGCGCTCGGCACTTGTCCAACCACGACCGCAGCATGGCGTCTGCCGGGTTCGTCTTTGCGATCTCGCGCGTTGTGCCGTCCGGCTGATACTGCGTCGAGATGATGACCGGGGCCGACTCGCGGACCACCTGCGTCAGCCGCCGCACCTGCACGACCGCCAGACAATACCGGGCCAGCACGTCGACGGATTTGTCGCTCAGCCGCCCATCTGCGGCCAGTTTCGGCGCATAGTAGCGCCAGACCTCGAGCTCTTCCGCGCTCAGATACAGCGGCGGGTCCGGTGCAGCTGCCATCACAGGCAGTCGCCGCGGTGCGCCCGACCGTGCGCCGGGTCGTGTCAATGATCGACCGCTGCCTGGCTGCGGCAAACGGCCAGCCCTCGCATGTCCGCCTGATGGCATTTGCGTTCCTTTCTGGTCACACGATACCGCATTTTGCGTTACTTTCGGTTCCGTTTCGTCTCAATTCGGGATTGATTTGTTCCAATTCGACGCAAACCGATTGCAAGTTGCGTCGTTTTGACCCAATTTAAACCGCCCTCGTCGACGCGAAGCGCCCACGCCGGTTTCTAGGCGAATTGGCACAGGTTTTGCGCC